TTGCCTTGTCATTGTCAAGAATTGAAGGCTTCCAGTCAGTAGCGATGGTTCCACGCTCTAACTGAAGGTCACAAACGGTTGCGGTACCACTGACAAGAAATATACCACTGCCATTGAAGGTGATCTTATGGGTATATCTCTGATAAGAGGATGTGAGAGGCTGAGAAACACTAAAAGAACCGCACGAAACAGACACAGACGTACCCTTTGCTTTATAACTGATAACATAACTTTCTCCTTTAATCAATGATACGGACTGGGACAAACTACCGATTGCAGCAGAGTACCCGGAGCCGGCATCACTGTCCGCAGATACGGTAGCCACACCCGTCCAATATTCCAGTTGCTTGCTAAAAAGTTCGGTATCCGCCGATAGCTCGGTAGCGGCAGACAGGTCCTCTGTTTCATAATCTCCGGTAAACCCGGAATTACGCAACAGATTGACACTTCCGACAGCCGCATTGTCTATCGCATCCTTAGCCTCTTGGGCAAGATCAGCCGCCGCCTGTATCTCATCCGGCAAGCCTTCCATATTCTTCCATCCGGTGGAACCCTGCTCGATATGGAACATACCCTTGATATCAACACCTTTATCCTGAGTGTATTCCATGTAAGTGGTCCGGTCCTTGTCACCAATGTACGTATCTCCGTACACCTTCATCCGGGCCTTGCCGGTAGACCTGTCAAAATCAAAAGAAATGACATCTTTCCCGGTCAAGGTAAAATCATTAATACCCTGATACATGATGATGGACGGAGAAACTTCGTTCACCGAAGAGAGAATTATCGCCGCCTGTCTGGTGATATCAGTCTTATGGCCCAATCCCACGATATCATCACCTGCCACCGGAACATCGTTCTCGACATTAGGATCACACACGGTCTTGGACAGGTCTATATAATTCTCACCTACTGCTGTGACCAACCGCCAGTAATAGCGGTTGCCGACATGATGCGAAATGCCTGTCTTGATATTGCACTCCTGTGCGATGGCGAGAGATCCCGGAGTAAACTGGTTCTCTATCTCAATTCCGTCTTCCTCTTCCTTGAAATAACAACGGTAGACATCATCCAACTCATCCACACGGTTGCATTTCATGCCTGCATGGGAAATCACCTGCTCGCCACCTACATACGTCTTCTTCTTTACTTCAAGCTCGTCAAAAACGGCTTTGACCTTGACATACAGATAATCAACAACAGCCTGTGACATACCGTTCTCAAGTACAGTAATTCCACTACCGTTCTTACCTATAAGTAAACCCTTCAAAAAAGTGATCAGCTCATTGGCAAAATCTTCTTTATCTTTACGAAGGAAGTATTTGGAAAGTTCCTCTATATTTGCACTTCCCGATATGGCAACAACCCGGTCTTTATTAGTCCTTATGTAAATAGAAGGATTCTTATCATCATTATGTATGTATATCTCACCCTCATTCAACCCTTCCAATCGCTTTTCAAATGATGGGGATATTTTCGGTATAATCGGATTTCCTTCTGCATCCGTTTCCGAACCGTACCACAATATCTTTATAGGATGATTTCTAGCCATGATTACACATAATTTTCATTAACAAAAGCAGCTTGCGCCTTCTTGTATTTTAACACATCGTCCTCTTCAGGATTAGTTAGCAAAAATGCTATACCTGAAGAAGAAGTTGCGATCTCAGTTTTGCCTCCGATCCCAGCAATATCGTTTTCTCTAGGGCGTAAAGTCACTTTATATATAAACATCTGTTTTTTACCTATTGTATCCAGCTTTTCCGGGACAGAATCCCCTTCCCGTACATACAAATTACCGTCTATGTTAACGTGAGAAAGGCAAAGTAACTTATTTATGAACTCCGCTATATAATACGGAACACCACGACTTGTCCCAAATACAAAATCAAATGTCTTATAAGGAAGAGAATACATTTCTATTATCTCCTGCTTCTGGTTCACGAACTGTTCGTTCTCAACTTTTAAGTCCACCCCATCCGGTTTGAATCCTCCTATTATTCTGAACTGAAACATCTGCTGAACATCATCAATCCAGAATATATTATCAAATGCAGAATTATTATCCTTATGGGAATATTCAATCAATATAGAATCACCTATATTCTCACACACACAGAATTCCTCACATTCCTTATCGCCTATAGTTACTGTATATATCCCCTCCGAAGGAGATAATGAGGCATAATACATCTTAACGCTTTCATTAACATCATAAGTGAGCAGTGCTATTGACGAGGAGATATTGCCAATCTTATCATTCAAAGAAGCCAAAGGTATTTCACCGTTATCGCAGAAAATTTGCAGCAAAATGTTGTCTGACAAGGAAAATACTTGTCTGAAACATCCTGCATTTGAATATTTATATTTCAGCGGTTTGAAGAATAACGGGCAAACATCTCCGATTGATATCATGGTCTTTTCGTTAGTTTCTAGCAGCTTGCGACTTCACAAGCTTTCATTGCAAATATAACAATTAAAAATTGAATCTTTATAAAGAATTAGAATTTTTCACAATCAAAGTTACCTTTGAACTTTGTGATTTTGTGAAATTGTAATCAGCCTGCTGATAATATCCCTGTATAACCTTGCCTTGATGTTCAAATTCAACAATTCCTGTAAGATCTTCCGGAAGCTCTACATCCGAAGTTTCAAATTCTACTTCCGCCACAGTAAACATCCTTTTTGAAAGAATTATATCCCTGCTTTCCCCCATTCCATCAATACCCACATCACTATTACCATCTGAAGACGCAAAAGTAAGCATCTCAACAGATGAACCGATATATGCTTCATTGGCCAAAACCATAGAAGAAGGAGAAAACATGGCATTGAACATTGTGTCAGGGCTGAGAACGCCACCCATAAGATAATCCCTGTTCAATATATACTTAAGTCCAGACGAATCAGATTTCACCCCTACCATAAATAAATCAGTGTCACTTTCGTTGTCTGTAGTATCTTCACCTATCTTGTCAGCAAGGAACTCTATGCCGTATGCGTCCGCACGGTATGGAGATATCATTTCAAGGCTATTGTCCGTCATGGTCACGCCTGTGGTATATTCATTCGTAAAACGAAACTCATCCTTACCATTAGCCGTGTCGTAATCCTGTTTGTCAAAGCCTATCCGTATGCGCGAATACACCAATGCGGAATTAACCTTCATCTCGTAATCGGATAAATCATCTATTTTTTTGACAACATCATCCGAGAAGTATTTGCCTCTGTGCCGGAAAGTTATCGTATTGCCGGATATGTCATAAGCGTATCCGAACACATAACTCATCCAACTTGCAAATTTGGTGAAGGATGTATATATTTTGGCTCCCGGAATCTTACGAGCTGATTCAGCCGCCAAGAGCATACAATTATCAAGCCTTCCGTCACCCATGCTTTCTATTACCCCCGTCAATCCGTCTTTTCCCCCGTTAATGCTTTTGAGTAGTCTGTTGAGCAACGTGCTGGGATTTACAACATCCATCTCAACAGGATTTATTCTGTTTTTCCATGATATCGTAACACGACTTTTTGAATCCACGGGATAAAGGGCAGCAAGGTTAGGACCAGACTGTTCCCTCCCTGACTGCACTTTGCAAAGGAGCACAAGCTTCTCTCCTTTAGCTAAGAATATATCATGATGTGCTGAATATTCTTTTTCTATAAGACCGGTGGAATACGTTTCATAGAATACCTCACTGATTGTTTCCAATGTCTTTTTATCCGTGCCAATTTTAGCTAGTCGGAAACGTACCCCGTTAGTCCAGCCCCATGGCGATATGATATTATAGCTTATCCAAAATTTAAAATCAATATCAACAGACAAATTGATGCTTTTTACGGCATATATCAGAGTGCCATCATCTTTACGTTCATCCAACACCTCCGTCCCATTATCATTTAGATAATACTCCGTAATACTTATATATGACTGATCCGATATCTCCGTGGCATTGCCTATATTAATGTCGGTTGCCTCTGTATATAATGACATGGGAAGCCACCTTTCAGCAAAATCCATTGACACAAAATTATCTTGATCCGGAATCTCCCCTACTTCTCCATTGTATATGTCACCTGTAGGAATCCATTTTGCCGATTCTGAAAGTTCAAGCCCGTCATAAACAAGAGGAATGGGACTTTTCACCTCTTCAACAGGATATTCATATTGGGTTCCCCTTTTAGCCTTTATCATGGACGCCACGCTATCATCCACGGCATTTATCTGTAAGATACTACCATTATCCTGCAATGTAGAGAAATTGAGAGCGCAACTAAACCGTTCATTATACAACCAACTGTTATTTCTTGTACTTATTATTATTGAAGCGGAAGCATTCAGATAATCTTCATCATATTGTTTTAACAGCAATATTCTAGCATCCCCAGCAAAAGAAAATTTGTTAGAAAAAGTACGGATAACACCGTCATAGTCATTTCTCTTGAAACTAGCCTTCACCTCGTCCCAATTCTCAAGATCATCAGTAACCCTGTACCTCAGACCATTTATAAGTAACTCACATCGATAATACATAATTATTTCTTTTTACGATTCAATTCATCGATTTCATCGCATGTCTGCCTAACAAGACAGGCGTAAGATCCGGCGGTCCATTCTTTCAGATTGATATGCATCTTATTATATTTTCCAATAGCGACAACTTCATTTATAAACCCTCGTTTTGTAGGCTTCTCCTTCGGTTCCTCATTCTTTTCCTTACTTATCTTGTCCAAATCATATTGTGCACGGGATTTTAACGCGGATATTCTAGCATTCATGACCATTACATCACCTTTCTTGCACGAATAACCTATCTTCATCAGAATATCACGCACCTCATCATACATTTTCAACTTCATCATGTTCTCACATGCCTTCATGCACTCCACGGTCATTGCGAGATTCATACGTTCATTACAATTCAATATCTCAGAGGATAACTGTTTGCTCCCAACAATTTCTATATAGTCATTGATAATTTTTGCCGATGCGGCCCCTTTGTCCTCACTGTCAAATTCGATAGTATTGCTATCATTGGTATAGATCTCTATAAAAACGGACAAGGGAAGTTCATATATGTCACTTGTATACCTCATAATCATATACTTTTTGAAAATTGCTGATAATTGTTTTCTCTTATCGCCTTGGCTAATTTTGCAAATCCTATCTGCTGTGATTTCTCCAGATGCCCTATCTTTTTCTCCAGTTCGCTATAATCATTAACTATTGATACAGGAGGAAGATTGTTTTCGCTTCTATATGCCATAAGACCATCAAAATCATTTGCATGAGCCTTTATCCTGTCCATATCCACAGCATAAGGTATAACCTTCGCACCTTTAGGGATGTCAACCAAAGTAGGGACAGACGGAGTAATATACGCCCCTTTATCTGTAACGATCGTTTCGGAAACGCCACCATCACCCACTACAGCCAATCCGCCTTTATGCGAATCAGTACCCTTGGCGTATTTTGGAATAGGAGTCGCTATAATAGTAGCAAGCTGTATCGCCCCCATAGCACCTAGAGCAGCTATCATAGGTATTGCAGCAGGGAAACCCAATTGTTCTATCGTCTGCAAAATACCACCTGCTATCTGTATAGCCGCTTCAGCTATACTGGTAGCTTTCTCAAACTTTGCTTGTTTTGTTCTTAATGCAGCTTTTTTCTTCTCCAATTCGGCATTCTTTTGTGCCGTTTTATCTTCCGCCGCACGTTTACGCGCTTCGGCTTCTTCTGTTGTTATAGCCCCTTTTTCTTCTAAAGCCTCTATACGGGAAATTTCCTCTTCACCAGCTTTCTCATTCGCTTCCTGTTCAGCCTCAACAGCCTCAATCTGGCGATCATAAATGGATGATATCATTTCACCAATTCCACTAACCATAGAAGCCCACATCTCGGTGGTTCTTTCCATCTTCTCACCGTCTGTAAGTTCTTTCCAAACACCCGATATCTTATCAGACATAATACTGAATCCCTTATCCATCCCGTCAAATATACCGGCAAACGGACTATCGATATCCGATGCAAGATCTTTCAATGCAGAAGAATAACCTTTCAACGCTTCAAAATTCCTTCGTGTAATATCCTGTTGCTCTTCCGCTTTTTTCACCTGATCATCCGCATTTATGGAACCTATCTCTGCTTCCATTGCCTTTATGGATTCTCTCAGCATTTCAATCTGTTGCTTGCTTACCACGCCCGATGCTTCCGCTATCTCGATCATTTTTTCAGTAGCATCTATCTGTATCTGCAATTGCTCGTTTGCGGCTTGCTTCTCCAATTCACGCATGGCTTCATCATATTCTTTTCGCGACATCAGCCCTTTTGAATAATTTTGTGTTATAATGTTTTCAAGCTCCTTATATCCAGTACTTGTAGCTGCTATACGGAGAGATGATTGTTCTTCTTCCAGTCTTAGCATCTCATCGGTATACTTTTTCTTTTCCTCGATCCTTTTTTCTTCGGCCTCTGCCAACTTCTTAGCATATTCCTCATTCTCTTTCGCTACCTTCTGCTTTCTCTCTTGAACCAACATTTCCCGGAGTTTGTTCTCTTCCTCAGAATATCCCTTTATAACTGCTATCTGGTCTTTATATTCTTTCTCTATGGCAGCAAGATTACGCTGGTGCTCATCCTCTATAAGAGAAACGGACAAGTCAGCCATTTTATTCCTAAGATTCTCTATATATTGTGCTAGATCATTTGCGGCTTTATCAACAGAATGAGGATCAAATGTAACATCTTCAATATCAATAGAATTTGCTATATCTTTACTAGCTTTATCTATCCGATATATCTGATTTAATATAGAACCTATTTCTTCATCCAAATCTTCAACCTGCTCGTTTAATTTCCCATACATATCTCTAGCTGTATCCATAGCTGCCCCTTGACTGGATTCATATTGTGCTTTCATCTGGTCTCTAGCAGATTCAAGTTTCGTACGTTTTTCTTCTTTTTCTGCCAATTGATCTTCCAATTCTAATTTTTGCTTAGCCTGTTCCACAAGACGATCTTGCACAGCTCTAGCTTTAGCCGAAGCTAATATGGCATTAGATAACCTTTGATAACTATCAGCCGCTTTACCTGCAAGAATATTTTCATCACTTATGTTTTTAAAATATGAAGGATATTGCTTTTTCAGTTCCTCAACGGCTTTTTTCCGTTCTCCCATAGGTTTATTCAAATTGACAGCCGCCCTATATAATATATCCAATTTAACAGCTTCATCTTGGGAATTTTTTACACCTTCTTTTTGAGCTTTATTCAAATCCTCCTGAAACTGTTTTAGATAATCAATTTCTTTTCTTGCATCAAACAGGCTACCTACCCATTTGGTTATCTCACCTCCATAACTCGATAAAAGAGTTATCCCAACAACTAAAGCTGTCTGCCAACTAAGAAGGGAACTCAATACCTGCTTAAATATGGGTATAGCTGTTTGATTTGATTTTTTAGCCAACTCATATTCAATTCTCGCTTTCTTTAACTCATCAACAAACATAGGAAGGTTATTAGATATGGCAAGAAAGAAAGTATTGGCACTAACAGACAAAGCTGGAAGTTCTCTTGCAATCTGTTGTATGGAAACATTAAGCCCATTCCAACCCGAAGCATAATTACCCACATTACGTTGGTAATTGCCCATCTGTGCATCTATATCCTTTAGTTGCTGATTCAGCTTACCGATACTGTTCAAGATATCCATACCTTTTGCCCCCTCACGTGCAGCTTGTGAAAGGTTATAATATTCTTTTTCCAGTTGAAGCATTGAAGCCTTCATCTCGTTATAGCTTCCTGTTGTGGCAATCGCTACCTGTGTATGATTTCTCAATATCGCCGAATACTGTTTATTCTGCTCTGTCAGCGTGCGTAACTGGGACACCGTAGCATCTCTTTTGGACTTGTACTCCTCTTCGCTGATAGAACCTGTCTTATACTCCTTCGATAATTCCCTCAGAGATGTTCTTAAGGCTGAAATTGTTTCTTTGTTATCACTTAATCTACTGTTCAATTCGGCGGCTTGTGCATCAAAAGCCTTTACCGTCTGACGGATTGAATCAAAATCAGCAGCAGTCATGGATATTTTCTTGGATGCCTCTTGGAATGAAACAGAAGCAGTTTCCGCATCCTGTGACACGTTTTTCAAGTCTTCGGAAGCGCCTCTCAGATTTATTTTCACTTCCGTTATCTTATCTGCCAATGTATTCAATGGTTTGGTAAGAAGCTCTATCTTACGGGAAATATCAGTCAATAACTTTAATTGACTAGTCTGTAATTCAGACAATCTATTTTGAGAAGCATATAATTTGGTTATTGTAGCATTATAACTGTCAACCTTAGACTGGTATTCTTTTAGATTACCCGGCTTAAAATTTATGCCTTCACTTAATTGTTTTGTGAAATTCGCATATTCGGAAGATGTGGTTTGAATATTAATCCTTATCTCATTTAACTTCTTAACGATGTTAGGATCAATCGCATCAGTAATTTTAAATTCTGCTCCTGCCATGGTCTTTTCGTAAGTTTTGGGTGATGCATGACTTCATGCACCTTCTAAGAGCAAAGATAGTGATTTTATTGATATTATGAAGATAAGGGAATAAAAAAGGGAGAAGCAAAAACTTCTCCCCGTGAAAAATAATTTATTTAAATTACCAATCATCATTTTCATTGCCTACAAGACCATTCTTCACTGCTTCTTCTATTTTATCCATAATAACATTGGAATATGCATGAGCCATAATCAATGCTTTAGATGATGTTTTCTTTGCCTTATGCTGATCCTTGGGACTGAAAGGATAACATGTTTCTATACCCCATTTTTCTATTTTCTTTGTCGTGTCCGCAGGCTGTCCTGTTGTACCAGCAGAAAAAGCTCCCATCCATCCACCTCCGATGTTCTGCTCAACCTCATAATATTGAAGCGTATATGTAACACGAATTTTTTTATCTTTAATATCAACTTTTATAACAGGGTGGATGTTAACATTATAAGCTGTCATTCCTCCAATATGTTGAGCGATTCCTCCCACAAATCCTTTAGCAATAATTACTCCCGCATCCTTATCATTCAATTTAATTACTGAGTTCGCATCGTTAAAAGATTCCGCAAACCAATGGTTTAAAGTAATATATAGCTGCTCTTTAGTCTGTTCCCCACAATCAATTATTTGCTCATAGGTCAAACTCTGATTCTTATCTAATACCAATGAAGAGCCTAAATTTTCGGCCGCTTCCACCCACTTATCACCATAGTTTTCCTTCGCATATTTTTCCAATTCTTCTGCTCTCATTACTTGAGCACTAAGATTCAGACTGAATAATGAAACAATCATTAAGAATAATACTTTTTTCATATAGTTATAATAATTTGGTTATTTTCAGCAAAGTAATATAAACTAAAACACAATTCAAAATATTACGACATATTTATTTGTAATTTAGAATATTGTCTAAATAAATTACAAACATAGCGTTTCAATCTTTATGTTTAAATTTCACCTTCTCACTTCTTTTCCCAGTGCATACAATCAGTTTGAGATGTTTGCCGTATATCCGTTCAAGTCTATTATTTTGTTCTTCCATTTTTTTGAAGTATAATTTCAAGTTTATCTATTGTTTTCATAGTCTTTTAAATTATGTTGCGAATCACAACGTTAACGGGCGTAAATACTCCACCCTACCGCCCAGATTGACGGTAGGGTATCATAAATGTGAACGTTGGTAAACCTCCATACAGCATTTACGCTTCTTTATATATGTGGCAAAATAATATTAGTTCTTATAGAAGAAGCTATCTTCGGGCTTCCTCGTAAGCCTGTAGCTTAGGTACAGGCAAACAAATACTATTGTTATCTCTATCATAATTTTGGGTATAGTTGGGCTATCCGAGTGTTACCCGGATAAACAAGTTACTGATAATGTTATATTTAGGCTGCTACCTTAGAATTGTATAGTTCAAGTATGAACCTTTTCCCTGCCTCCGTCCAGTACATATGTTGTCTGGTCTTGATATTACCTAGGCTGTCGGTATATGCGTGCGGCCGATGCACAGTATATCCTTTATCCCGGTATTTGGAATAGAGATAGTACACTCCGCTTTCCTTATATTGTATTCCCCATTGGCAAAGGAGTTTGTTTAGCTTGATGTCAGATATACCGATGCAGGAAGCTATCATGTTAACGGTAAGATAGCCTTTGGAGGAAAGGACCTTGTTGCAGTATTCTACTTTCGGGGCTGCTTGGCGTAGCTGTTCTTCTTGTAATGCGTTCTGGTGTTCAAGACGCTGTTTTTCCTCCCGTTCGCTCTTTAACTGTGTAGCCAGACTGATAACCAAGTCTGGATTATTAATCATTTGTTCAAGTGTTGGCTGTGTGGCGGTCATGCCGTATTGAAGCAACTCTTTGATACGCTTATTACACCATATAGCGAATGATGGAGATAACCAACGGGCAAATTCCAATGCAACATCTTCGTGAAGCCATGTGCCTTGTTCGTTATTACCACCTTTAACTACTTGAATTAGTGCCGATATGGGAATATGCATATCGGCTGAAAGTGCTTCTGTGAACTCGGTAGTAGCTTTCAATCTAAGCCAATCCCCTACTAATTTACCAAACGGCTTTGCCATTTCTGTGGCATTTACCATAACACTATCGCCTTTCTGAAAGGTAATAGGACTTCCGTTGTATTGGAAGATTTGATTTTCATTCAACTGTCGCATAATAATGAAAATTAAAAGTTAATAAATAAAGAAAGCAGAGAATTTCTCCAACTTGCGACAGTTCCATATCGGCTTTGGGGCGAATATGTACGGAGAAACCTCTGCTTATATTTTAAGCAATACTTCAATATCGGGCATAAAAAATTCCCAATCCGAATATGATAATAAAACTGTCGCACTGCAAAGTTACAACATTTTTTCAAACAAACAAATAATGAAAATATATTTTTCATTGTTATTTTCACACACATAATATCCATCTTTCTAATGACTTTCAACACGCCACAATATGCCTTACCTGTAATTTCTGCAATTTGCAGTGAACTTATTGTTCTTTTTTCGCCATTTTCCCCATCAATAGGTACTAACTTATTAAAATTTTCCATATCTTTGCGATATAAGATTAATATTGTTCCCCGTTGGCGGCTCAGTCACTTCCGCCTTCGGGGATTTATTTTGACTGATTGTAGCAGGTGGGGAATCGAACCTCATTGTGCCATTATTCACTCCTGCTTTCCTCCCTTATACTATCCACGCTTGGAATCGTATAAAAAGAAAGTTCCGTAATAGGTGCAAGCTACTACGGAACAGTCATATATAAACTCCAATAGGAGAATATTTAATCAACATCAAGTAACGCTTTGCACTTGTTACAGATACAAAGGTAAATGATGTTTTTATCTTATACAATGGTATGAATATTAAACAAAAGACAATATCAATTAATAGTAATACTAAGTAACGCATAGTAATATATAGTAACGCAATTATTAAATATCACATTCGCAATTTAGACAAAATCTAAATTATAACATAATTGATAGTTTTGTTTTTCAATTAAAAAATAAATGTCTTTTTTTGCACAAAACATTTGTAACAAACGAACTGTTTTTAGATATAAGCATCATTAATCATGGGAATATAATATGGCTGAAAAAAAACAAAGTTACACAGAGGAAGAATTGAATGAAATGATTGCATGGTTTAATGATCATGCTAACCAACTTCCCAAAACAATGCAAATTAACAAATCTGCGTTCACTCCAGATTTAGTCCTCACTATCGAAAGCTGCATCATGCAGGCGAAACAAAATTTAGGAAATTACAAGATGGAAGGATCATTCTTGCTTCTAAGGCAAATAAGAGCCAATATTGAAAAAGGAGAAAACGATCTTTTGTAGATCCGTCCTTTACATAGATAGCGGTAATCCTTCCGGATGTCCGCTATCATTTCACGGAAATATGAATTCAATAAACTCGCCTGACCAGTTTTCACCTTCACGACAGAATTTATACACATCTCCAACCTTGTATAATATATAAACACATTCATCCATAACAGCAGCCTTCTCTGCGATTGAACGCATATGTTCCATCTCCCTCATTGACTTATTTCCTTGGCACAAACAGTTTTTCATAGTTCGCACCTCCTTATAAATTTCTCAATAGAGGGCATAAGCCTGTACGTAACATAATGCCTCCTTGCTTTGGAGCTTACCTTAAAAATTTTATAGCCATATTTCTTCTCAATATCAGAACCAAAAGAAACGCCATAGCTGGCAATCCTTATACCATTTGATATTGGTATTGCCGTGATGGAACTATAAAAATCTCCACGTATGATAAGGTTTGGAGTATTGTTCCCTCTTGCAGAAAAACCCAGATATGAAGGTTTCGGTTTCTGTATCTTTGTCTTCCAATTTTTATAGCGTTCGGCGTTTTTCTTCCAATGCTCTCCATAAGTTTTTTTAAAGTATGGGTCCTCAGTATATCCAGGGATCAAAGGATTTTCATCTCCATCAACACCACTATATAGCTGTTCTCGTACATATTCCTCAAACTGAGGAGCATCCTTTTCCATCTTATCCCTTATCATTGGCTGAATGCCATCAGCCAATTTCTTCCAACATCTCGCGTATTCCTCCAATGTCATAGCAAAAACGGGGGATCAATCTCCCCCGCCTCCTAAATTACTGTTATTGATAATCCTATTATATACGGAAACCAGCCTTGATTTCCGCCTTTCTCTAGAAATGTCCTTCCAGAATACATCTATATTCTGAGCGACAAACTCATCCAATGAAAGTTTGACCACCTCGGACTCTATAAATGTGACTCCATTAATTCTCATTGTACCCATTGTTCAATTCCAATGACCCCATTAGCCTGTAAAATAGAAGGAGATTTAAGCACCGGTACACCTCCTGTCGCTGTAAGCACACCGTTACTGTATTCCAGTGCTGACGCACCAGAAACGACTGTTGAAGCCTTATTAGACAATACAGTGCCATAATATGCAGTAAGGTCTGTGCGGTCATAGTGATCCACGAGTTTATATGTATTCTCAGGAGATGCCATTTTGACAAATTCAACGTAATTCAATCCCTTGAGAACATTTTCCAAATTGACACCCGCTTGCTTTACAGACATGTTTTTCATCATCTTCTCGGTATCGGAATACATCGCATTAAACGCAAGATAAGCCTTCTGACCGCTTGAATCATAAGCCTGTCCTGTAGGGTAAACCCCTGACAAATCGAATCCTGCAAGTTCATCTGTTCCGTCATCTTCTCCGTAGATTACATTATTCTTGTCAAAAACATACATATCAAACAATGTATCCTTGTTGGATACAAGATTAGCTTGTAAAGCTAGATTAAACTTACGCAACGTGAATGTATCCGTCCTTGCCGAATAGCCCGTTATTTCCGACCCGGCATAACCATTTTCTGTTGTATTGGGTTCACCTCCGCTTACCGCGTATTCCGAAAATCCTGTAATAGGATAAATTCTGTCCGGATAATCAGCATGACAGGCTTCCTCCAAAGCATCAGCAGTCAATTCCTTGGGCAGTTTTTTGCCATGAATGACCAATATAACACCTGCGACCTTGTCCGGTTGCAGGGGGCAGTAACTCATTCCAGTATTAAATCCGGACGTGCTGCCGCACTCTCTAATATCTGTTCGCATAACAATTCTGATTTTTAACTGTTAAATCCAAATTCTTTATTTCAATAGCATCTATCTTTTCGCCAACTTCCTTACCGTCAACATCAACAGCACCACGTCTTCCAAAACTATAATTTTCTGAATATGTATGGCTTACAATACCGGAGTAACCGAAATCAAATTTATCACTTTTTTTTAACTCTTCTATGAATCCGTAATACAAAGGTCGAAGAATACCTTCAAAAGATATCTCACGACGTTGTTCATTTGTATACTTTTCCAGTGTATTGGTAGCGATTATTATGTTTACAGATGCCTTACAAAAATAATTCTCACTATCCCTTTCCTCGTCTAAGGGAACATACAGCCCTATCATTGGGAATTTTCCCGATGCTGTCACCCTGCTTTTCCCAAGAAGAAGAAGTGTTTCCCTTATATAAGAACTGTCACCATATATGTAATTTATCTGTTGATCCATTCTTTTTGACAAGGAAGCACATACATCTGATATTATATCAATTATCATAACCCAAAGGAATTAATTGTTTCCATCAATTCGAAATCGGTGGCGATATCCGGATAGTCCGCATTATTGGCTTGAAGCCATCTCACAAGTCTGATATTCATTCTTACCATGTCGTTCCATGCAAACATCATTTTCCTTTCGGGACTTACAAGACGACCATCATCTCCATCAGCCTTCACTCCTGTAATAGTCGCCTGAGTGTGATTATGTCTCAAGTAATGGAAGTATATATAGTTGGCGATGGGGGATTTGGAAATCTCCCTATCGCCATCACTATATTTCATGACAAGATGCGCTATAAGATCATCCCATCTTTTTTCCTTCGTTTCTCCATCGTTGGAAATATAGGATGAGAATTCCTTATACAACTTTTCCCCTAGGAGCTTCTCTAAATATTCCGGCTCATATTGCATTACAAAGCCTTGAAGGCTGTCAACAATTGCCTTATTAGTCTCAGAAGGAGTATGTATATTCAATACTGCACCTTCGATATCAAGAATACCACCTTGGAAAAAAGTATAATCCACCAACATTACACAATATCTTTGAGGTTCTTCTTTTTATTGAACAAATCTTCAGCACCGATTTTCTTAGCGTCCTCCATCAATTCCGAAGGAACAGTGGCAACACGTCCATCTTGGAAGAACTTACCTGCAAGTAACATATTAACACTTACTTTATCACCTTTTTTATAAACGGCCCCGTCCTTTGCGAACTCAACCTCATAAGTTTTAGTCAAATTTACTTTCATAATGTTTAATAAATTTATCCGCCAATACCGGCAGGGGTTATAGCTTCAATAACGGTCGCAATCTGACCCTTGACAAATGCAGTTTTATATTGCTTTTTAATATACGCCATAAGACGTTTTTCACCAAGGATAGTCACCATATTTTTAGTGAAATCATCATTTTCCCACCCAAGTGTAATGGTAAGGACCCATACATCACGGATGTTAAGATAGTTAAAATCTCCAACCCAAATATCACCTTGTTTGATCGCAGTGCTGGTTTCCACTCTCAGACCTTGAATCAGTTCATCACCAATACGGAAAGGACGAAGATATTGCCCATTAACATCCTTAGTCAACTGCATTTGTGCATAGTCAAGAGGATGCATGAGCACAAGGTTTGGGCGATAAGCCATATTGGACATTGACACAATCTGTGTATACATACCAACAATAACATCATAAGTGTTGGGCTTATCTACTTTCAGAGTTGTCAAGGAGAATGTAGGTATATCACTCCCAATCCCTTTAATCTGACCACCAGAACCAGTACCAGACAGAATACCTTCTTCTTCTTTCAAACCAATACGATTGATAATCTCAGCCCTAACCTCCGCAACCAACTGAGGCAAATCAGATAATGTTTCTTCGGTTACTTTTGTGCCAAGAGCCACTTTGCCAGCATTGATAGTAACTTCTGACAATGTACCGCTCATCATAGGCTTAAGACCGCCTTCTGGAACCCATTCGGCTTCTTCTTCACCCGGATTGAACTCCGCATAAGTTAATGATCGTGTAGATATTGCTGCCACATTGGCAAATTTACGGATTACAGTCTGAGAACGCGGATCAACAGATAACTGACTATCAATTGTCATGTTATAATGTGGTGCCACACCTGTACTCTTCAAGGGCTCAACATCCTTTTTGCTCATAACAAGTGTAAGGCTTTTCTTGAATCCAGGAGACTGCTTACAAGCTGTTTTCAAGTCCACGGATTTCTCTCCATGTTTGCCTACAGTAATGAAATCCTTCAATTGCTCTTCAATCTGCTGGTCTACAGATTTGAAAACCGTTTCCCCATCTTCATTCTTATGCATTGCACCCTTCATGCGAACAATTATCTCTTTCATCTCACCAAGTTCCTTACGCACTGTTTCCAATTCCTTTTCGGAGTCTATCTTTTGAGTAACCTCATTTAATTTATCCTCAAAAGTTTTTTTGTCGATAGTATCGTTCATGAAATCACCTACAGTAGCGTTTATTGCGTCCTGCAACGCCTGTAATGACTTCACGGAAACCTCATCCATTCCCGACAAATCAATTTTGCTTAAAAAGTCAAATTTCATACTTCTTTAAGTTTTAAAGGTTTTGTAAATATTTTTATTTTTTTATCGGCTCCCTCTTCATCAAGTGGCTTGCCTGCCGGCTTGTATCGAGCGAGTGACATCGCTTTTCTTATTAACGTTTGAACTTCCTCTCTCTTCCTTATTGGAAGTCCTTTACATACATCACTTATTTCAACCGGAAGTGATTCCAACGCACTTTCATATTCTTCTGCCGATTTCAGACCAAGATATTCAGTTTCCCCGTTACATCCTATGGACACTACGGATATCTCATATAGAATGACTTCCTTTACAACCAAACAGTCACGTTCCCTATCATATTCACATTTTTCCCATACATAACTATAACCTATAGAGAACTGGTTCAAAGTTCCACTTTCAAGCTGTTTCAACGCTTGATTCCCTCTTTCCACATCATCAATAGACGCTTCAAAGTAAAGCCCTTTCTCATCTTCTTGCAGAAGCGTAATGCGTCCTATAGGTTCATGCATGTCATGCATCCACAACATGATAATCTTATCATTAGCAGAACTTTCCGGACCTCTCTCCTGTATACTTTTTGAGAAACATCCTTTCAAGAGCATATCACCGAACTTATCAATGTTATTGAAAATTGCGGCATAACCACTGATAGTTCTGCTGCCAGAATCATATTGTATCTCCTTTGCATAAAAAGATAAGGATTTATACTGCTTCCCCAGCCTGTCCTTGTATTTGCTTGTCTCCATCATTATTTATTTCTATTTTAAATTCCCCTTTTGGGTTATCCGGATCAATATCTGTAAAATTAGACATCTCAGTTCTTGCCTCCTCAAAAGTAATCAGCCGGTTGTTATACAATGAAGCTATAGCATTAGAGGCTGTAGACAAGGCATCCGCCAACTCTTTCATGTCCTTTTGAAGACAAGCGACATGAGTAAAGTCCATTTTGATTATTGCTCTGTCCTTACATATAGCATTAGTCAAAGCCTCTGTTATACATTCACTGTCAGGAATAATAAGATCCTGATATGCCGCTTTCTTTGCCTGAGAAGAGTTATCATAAGTACTTCCTTGTATAATCAGATTGGCGTCAAAACCTATGGTCTGAGCTATCGCCTCCAAACACGCCTTATCTTCCTCATGAAGCTTCAATTGTTCCGTATTTGATCCTAATGTAATCCATCCCAGTTTCTTAGGAGTCACCATGATTTCATACAACTTATGCACTATGCCATATTTCCTTTTAAAATCATTCTGCAATTTTTGGGATTCAGACGGAGTAATGGCGGCATTCCCTACATCAGTCGTATCATTCCCGTACAATATCCCTTTTGGACCTCCATTAACTATAAGATTTCCTCTCCCTATCAGTTGAGCCATATAGTTTCGCGTATGCGAAGATAATGCGTCTACAGGGGAATGGAAGGCAATTTTCCCTCCATTATTGCTTGGAATATCCATTATTGAATCGTATATGACAAAATATTCCTCATCCCCAAGCTCTATATTTACATCTCCCCAACGTATATATACCCTTTTAGCAATTGAAGAAAGTTCTGTCTGAGTAAATGGGTCTTTACCGAATGATTCCATATAAAATAATTCGGGAGGTATTACCATCATGGATTTAGGCAGGTCGGATTTTAAAGCTCTCAATGTATAAATAGGGCAAAATCCGAAACATTTTAAGGATATCTCAACCTGTTTTATAAAGGAACGCCCACTCTGTATTATATTTGGACGATTTAAGAGAGTCACAATATCTTTAAAACTCCTCTTTTCATTCCCGTTCATATCTGTCACGTAATATCTTCCGTTCTGAATCATTCTTCCGCAATGATCTAGAACCATTGCAAACGGCCAACATTCATGCAAGGCTCTTGCTTTCCCCTCAACAGTAGACATATCGTAATCTATATTTCCTTTATTGCCAGGAAACAGGCTCTCTACCCATTTAGGTACATAAATAAAATTACCCCCATCATCCTTACCATGATAGGTGGCTTCATCATACATATCCTTATTTGACTTCTTTAAAGAAGGTATCTTAAACCAGTGTCTCATATACAACAATAAAGGCAACCGCCGTTATAATACAGCAATTGCCTCCACAGTGATCACGTTCTAAAAGTGGGTATGGTGCAACTTCACACCATGAAGGCAATTGCCTGTTACAAAGGAACAAATTAATTTATTAATTAACAAGTAATTCAAATATTATTTTCGTTTAATATAAATTAAAATAATAAACTTCCAATTTATATACCCTAAAAATACCCATATTAAAAAAAGACCAACATTTTTTGTACAACATCCGATATTTTTTTGCCAAAGTTTTGATATATCTTAAAAATATACCAATTATATATTATATTTTTTCGATACGTAATAAGACAGTGCTGCTACAGAATAAATTGCAGCGCAATCATCTGAACCATTATAGTCCAATACTCCATCCATAAACTCATTGTATTGCGGTATCTTGTCATAGTCTGAACGGAACATCACATTATTTTTGATAAAATCCAAAAAAGCAGATATCCTAGCGTCTGCTCCCATATTTTTATGTATGATTCTGACATCATATCTATCCCTTAAGCCCCGTGCTATAGGAAAATAATTTTTTTCACTTTCAAACAAGATCTCCGCAGGAGATATCCCTTCTAAAAATGACAGAAGAACATTTTCATCAAATGAACTTATATATGTCACATTATCGATATATATTCGCTCATTTACATAACATGAAACCATAATAAACTTTCCGGCATATTCGGGAAGAACATATACAAGTCTTGTCCCCTGAATATTTTTAGATATATCATAATATCTCATATCTTTATTTTCCTGCTTAATTTTACTTCGTTTTCTTTTTAAGGAGAAACGAGTATATTCATCCTTAAACACCCATACGGTAATATAACGTAAGCAGTCGCAAATGTGCCCGTACTTCTCATAAGACTGCCCCGTAACCTTATCCTTAACTCTCGTCTTCAACATTCCACCGTTAACATCCTTCTTGGCATTATTATAATCAACAACTGAATTCTTACATCCGTCATCTACTGAAAAACACATTCCGGAACCACCATCAAGCATGTAATTGACAAACTCACCAGACATGGGCACGGACGGATTAGAATATGGTATCCTTTCTTCGACATGGTAAGTACCTTCCAGCCCTTCTACGAACTTGTCAAGGAATGACCTCTTTTCATCATCTATAGTATTCCCATTCCTTGTTGAAGCGTCACCATATAAATACAGCATATCATTGTATCTGATTGACCGCAGATAATCAACAGCCATCCGAGATGCATGCGTTACTGTGTTAAATGGATCACCGGCACATATCTCATTAAACTGCCTTATATGACTTCCGTCCACTTGATAAAAACAAATCGAAATATAGGGAAGAACATTGTTATCAATAGAAATATGCACAGGAAGTCCCTTGATATATCGTGTTGTTTTAATATGCCTATTAGAATCGAAAGCATATAGAAACTCACCCCCCGTCTTAATACTACCCCATTCACCCAGCGCATATACCCGGTAATAGTTGTAGTCATGTTCCTTGTACCATTGATAATTGGATATTGTCTGCCTGTCATAATATCCATATTTACCGTCCGGAGAACCAACCACCCAAAAATTATTTTTATAAGACGAATGCAGTTCTATTGTATCCGATGGGTACTTTTCCAGCTTTCCTGTACGTTCATTGGCGATCATTCTAGGTTTGCAACCCCGTTTCCCTAATATTGTGCTGTATGCCTTTGGCAAAGAACTTTTAGTAAGAGGATTTTTCACTTCGCCATATAGTTCATTTGGAAGATCGTCCCATTCATAAGTATCAAGAATTTTCGTTTTAATCCATGAATCCTCAGATACAGGATTAAAATTGCATATTATCTGCAACCCTTCCTTACCTCTAAGACGGAAACGTATCTGAGTAAAATCTTCATATTCGAACTCGGTTGCTTCTTCCATCACTATCCAACGATATCCAGTGATAGACTTTATTTTTTCAGGATCATCAAGCCCTGTAAAGTCAATTTTACAACCATTTACACAAGTTATATTATTTTCCTTAGGCACAAAGAACTGACTCAGTTGAAGAGCCTTTAGTTGGGTCTTAAACTCTTCATACACTGTATTCCTCAGACTAGCTCCCACTTTTCTTACAACAAGAGCCGAACCTTCGCAAGAAAACACAGACAATAGCACCGATTGTGTCGTTGATACAGATTTTCCCGATGAAGAACCACCTCTGTTTATAATGTACCTGATATTCTTGTCATGCATAGCCTTACGGATATGCCAAAACAGAGGATTGAACAGCTTATATGAGAATACCATCTCTATCATCACTCGTCCCCAATTATCATGCGCACATTGGTACTGACATCACTTTTTACTGGAGCATCCCATCCAAGCATCTTGCTTATCTGTGTAATGGCGGCTATTTTGCTGTATAGCCGTATCTCCACTCCATATTGAGTGTTCTTAATTGACTGTATGCATAGACGGACGGATTTCGGAATATCCTCAACAGACTTTACCATATATGTATCTTTACCAGAGGACAGCAGATCTATCGGATCAACATTCACCACGCTTGCAAGAAAGCGAAGCACATCATCCTTCTTCATATCAAACCTCTCGCAAGCCTCAACCTGAAGCTCATTCAACCGGGAGGCCACATCTGAATCTTTGAGAAGGTCAAACGCACGTTTGCGCACAGTTCCGTCCTTCCAATTCACACTGCATGGATAAGCTTTCCGATACGCCTCTGATGCGTTACCCGTTTCTATATAATAGTGGCAAAATTTTTCTCTATTTATTACAAGTTTCTTTTTCATAAAAGTCTTTTCGTCCGAAGAACGTACCGCGCTCCTTTACACGGGATCATTACAATTCAAAGTTACGGAAAATATGAATAAAACAAAAAACATACCATTTAATTCATGTACCCTAAAAGTACCCTAAATTCATTTCTTTTTAAGTATTTCAATACATTCCTTTATCCCATCATCGAAACCTTGTTTATAGCCTCTAGTATATTCCCCTATATTATATACCGTCATTGACAGAAAAAATAGAAGGATACCTAAAGCCTTATGCCAACCAGGCAACGAGATGGAAAACGGCTTAAATGTAATTGTGAGATCGCCAACCCATAATAGGGCGATAATACATATAGATATAAATAAAATTGTTTTCATCGCTTATTTTCTTTCAATAATTCCGGATTATCATATATGTTACCTATCACTTCAAGATGATTACCTTTGCACAATAAAAATCCACGTTGATTATTTAACAAACGAAACCCACCATCAATATAATCTACTGAAAAATTGTCGTAACCAGCAACATTGGAACAAAAAACTCCATTAGGAATATCAATCCCATATTCTTTTGTTTTGACTATATCCCCCTCGTAAATCTCTTTGCCGTTCTTGTCACATAATCCGGTGAACTGTCCTACTGTTTCAGGAAGAACTACACAAGTTGTCTTTTTTGGAATAGGTTCAGCATCTTCAACGAGTGTAATAGTTGGGTAGTATCTTGGATATGTTGTCAAAGATCCTTCTATCCACTGTCTTGTTTCAAATTCTTTTCCTCTGAATTTTATTTCACGTTTCATAATCAATATCTTTTTCCGTTCAACATAGGTCTTAATTCGTTATATTTTTGTTTTTGCTCGATATGCCAAAGCAAATCTATGTCAAGATGTTTGGCAAGTCCAAAAATTGACAGTATCATATCATTCACAGTAATAGAAAAATCAAATATTCCGTCATATCTAACAGGAAGTGTAGAGATGGAATAGATTGATTCGGTAAAAGTTTCGTCTTTACAGGC